AATGATTTTGGAGAATGTCACCAAAATGGTTATAATATCAATAAGTGGTTGGATAAGGAACTCAATCAAGAAGATCAACGTAAATTTATAGCCGACTTTGTATCTAAGAATAAATATTCTTTTACTAAAACGGAAATAAAAACAGCAAGTAAGATAGATGGATAATCCTAAAACAGCTCTCTCGGCAAGTAGAATTAAAACCGTAGAGGGTTGTTCTTGGCTATACTGGTGCAAATATAAATTAAAACTTCCAGACGCTAGTAATGATGGAGCTAAAAGAGGCTCTATTTGCCACTTAATTTTCGAACTCTTAGGAGAAAAGAAAAGAAAAAAATATTTCAATAAGATTATTAAATCTCAAGATGTTTTCGCCGTCCCTTCTATTAAGCGGCTCATTATGAAACACGCTATTCGTGAAGGTGTAGATGATGATGAAAATATTGAATTAATCAAAGAAATGACGTATAATGGATTGAATTACGATTTCTTTGGCAATGACCTTAAAGGACTCACAGAAGGGCTTTCTGAACAAGATTTTGATCTCGTTAAAAACGAAGGCGATGTACGGTATAGGATTCGCGGTTTTATTGATAAGCTTTTTCTTTATAAGGGCGAAAAATTTGCGCTCATCAGAGACTTCAAAACGAGTAAAGAAGTCTTCAAAGGGAAAGACGCTGAAGATAATTTACAAGATCTGATGTACAGCTTGGCGGTTGATCACCTCTTTCCAGAATACACAAATAAGCAGAGTGAATTTTTATTCTTAAAATTTGAATTAAATCCTGAAGCTAAAAAAAGTGGTGTCATGAGAATGCAGCCTTTGGATAAAGATGACCTTAGAGGTTTTGAGTTGCACCTGACAGAAATACAAAGATATTTGGATAATTTTTCAGAAGAAAACGCGAGAGGTAATATGGCTGCTTACCAAGGGTTTCCCACAGATAAATCTTTTAGTAAGAAGCTCCTATGTGGTTTCGCTACTAAAAAAGGAGAGCTTAAAAAAGACGGCACTAAAAAATGGCATTGTGGGATGAAATTTGATTTCTTCTATTATGAGATTAAAAATTCAGAAGGCCATTTCTCTCGCTCTTGCTTTGAAGAGGAATTCACTGAAGAGATGGTTCCTGAAGGGGGTAGTTACGAGATGAAATATTATGCAGGTTGCCCCGCACATTCCTCTTGACTCGGATTAGAATATATGGAATAATGAGGCGTGATCACGCCCATCTTCCGCTCGACCTATTCAATAGGTAAGAGCATATTAACAATCAATAAGTCTTCTGACGAAGGCCCAGACTCAATTATCGACATCTGTAAAGATGCTGGCATGGAGAGAGTGGTGCTTGTGGAGGATAATTTGACAAGCTTCATGAAAGCTTTTAATGCCTGTTCTGAAAACGGTCTTGAATTACTCTATGGTTTGAGGCTTACTTTTTGTAACGATATTTCCGAAGAGGAGTGTGATTCCGAGCATAAGTCTATAATCTTTGCTCAAAATGATGAGGGCTGTAAGTTACTCAACAAAATTTACTCTTTCGCTTTTACAGAGGGGGGAGGTAAGATTGATTATGCGAATTTCAAGGAGTTCTGGGATGAAGATAAGCTGATGTTTGTCGTTCCATTTTATGACAGCTTTATTCATCAGAATAATTTCTTACTTAAGAACTGTATTCCAGACTTCAGTTTTTTAACCCCTAACTTTTGGATAGAGAAGAACGATCTACCTTTTGACCACTTACTAAGTTACAAGGTAAGAGAGTATATCTCAAAAAATCTACAATCCTCCACCTCTTCAAAAGTAAAAACAATTTGCTATAAAGATAAATCAGATGTCGAAGCTTTACAAACTTACAAAATCCTCTGTAATAGAAACTTTGGTAAACAGTCCCAACTCTCCAACCCAAATTTGTCTCACTTTGGAAGTGATGAATTCTCTTTTGAGTCTTACCTAGAACAAGCATGAACGAGTCACTACTTAGATTTGACAAAAAGCAAAAGTATCTAATCTTAGATACAGAGACTGAAGGTCTTAACCTTATCAAGTCTCGCCCGTGGCAGGTGGCTTGGATTACAGCGCAAGGTAATAATGTAATTGAGAAGTTTAATATGCATTTACATTGGTCCGATTTAGATATTTCTGAAGATGCCGCTAGAATCACAGGTTTTAAACGCGCCCAGCATGATAAAATCTCTAAAGACCCCAAGGAAGTCTTTGATGTATTTAAAGAGTATTTGTATGACCCAAGCTATAAGATTGTGGGGCAGAATCTTTTGGGCTTCGATGTTTATATGATTAATGTTTGGATGAAGGCTCTAGGGCTTGGCTCCGATTACTCTTACATGGATAGGATCATAGACACTCTTAGTTTAGCAAAGGCTATCGAGCTTCAAGATGAGCCAGACTTAAATAATTTTATTTACTGGCAGTATCGTTGGTTAAACTATAGAAAGAGGGGTCTTAAGGCTTCTCAGGGTGCGTTACTTAAAAAATACAATATAGAACATGACCCCAGCAAGCTTCATGATGCTCTGTATGACATCGAAATGAATTACAAGATTTTTCGCAAGCAACTTTTTGACATTGAAATATGAGATACAAGAATCCATTCCCTGCTGGCGTAAAGTTGCCAGAGATTAGCATCCCAGATAAAACTCTTCGCAGTTTAGGTTTAGGTGATGGTAGCTCTAATAAACAAATTCTATTTGAACTCACTCGCAAGGGTCTGAGGGAGAAAGGTATTGTAAAGTTAGAAAACAGAAAGGATTATTATGAACGCTCTAAGATGGAGTTAGATATTTTTGATGAGCTTGGGTTTGTTGATTATATCCTACTAAACTGGGACGTTCTTGATTTCTGTAAGAGTCAAAACATACCTACTGGCGCTGGCCGTGGTTCTGCCGCTGGTTCATTAGTTCTTTATTTACTTGGTGTCACCAATATTGATCCTATTGAATATGATTTGTTCTTTGAGAGATTTGTCTCTAAGAGTAGGGCTAAGATGATTGAATCAAATGGAGAGGTATTTTTGGACGGTTCTCTCTTGGCTGATGTTGATAACGATATCTCCTATGATCGTCGAGCAGAGGTAATGGCGTATATTGAGGAGAAATATAAAGGTAAGACCTCCAAGATTTTAACCTTGAATACTCTTAGTGGTAAGCTATGCATGAAAGAGTGTGGCAAGATCGTGGAAGGTCTGTCTGAGGTCGAGGTGAACCAAATTAGTGATACAATCCCCAAGCATTTTGGCAAGGTGGCAAAGCTAGAAGTAGCTTATGAAGAAAGCGAGTCCTTTAAGAATCATGCTGATAAATATAAAAAATGTTTTAAAATAGCTAAGAAGGTTCAAGGTTTAATTAAGAATACGGGTGTTCACCCATCAGGGGTTTCTATCTGTTACTATAACCAGTCTGACATTATGCCCTTGCAAAAGACAAATGATGGAGCTTTGGTTTCTGGATATGATATGGATGATGTCGCCAGTCTCAGCGTTAAGTTTGATATTCTTGGTTTAAGGACTTTATCTGTTGTTAATGATGTATGTGAGCAGCTTCAGATTAACGTAAATGACATAAACCCTCATGACCCATCCATATACGCAGCTCTAGCTTCTCTACAGGCTCCACAGGGGCTTTTCCAGATCGAGGCTGATACCAACTTCAAAGTTTGTCAGCAAATCTCTCCACAGAACTTAGAGCAGTTATCTGCGGTTGTGGCTATTGCTAGACCCGGGGCATTAGATTTTAAAGATAGGTATGCGGAGTATGTAAGGAGCGGTGATTTCCAATCAGTTCACGAATTCTTTGATGATATTCTCAGTTATACTGGCGGCATCCCTCTTTATCAAGAGCAGCTAATGAAGATGGTGGTTAAAGTGGGTTTCAGCCTCGATGAGTCTGAGCAGCTTCGCCGTATCGTCGGAAAGAAAAAGGTTGATCAAATGCCAGCATGGAAAGCTAAGATCGAAAAAAAGATAAGAGAGAGAAATCTTGATCCACTTATTGGGGAGGTGTTGTGGAAGGTTGCGGAGGACTCTGCGAATTACTCCTTCAATAAATCTCACTCAATTAGTTACGCTTACTTAGCGGCTATCACTGTTTACTTAAAATTTAATCACCCAAAAGAATTTTTCTTGAGTTTGCTTAAATATACAAAGTATGAGCCGAATACTCACGAAGAGATTTCCAGAATCAGTCAAGAACTAAATAAGTTTGATATCGAACTTTTACCTCCAGACTTGAACAACTCTAAGGTTGACTTCTCTATTGAAGGTAAAAATATTAGATATGGACTTAATTCAATTAAAGGTGTTTCTGAAAAGGTCATTAAATCCCTTGTGGAGTTCAGAGAGGGAAGCTTTAGCAATAAGTATGAGGTGTTCATCGTTGCAAAACAAGCTGGTTTGAATATAGGTGTCTTATCAGGTCTTATTCAAGCTGGTTTACTTGATTCATTTGTAGATACAAACAGATGCAAGTTAGTTTTAGAAGCTCAAACATTCAACATCTTAACAGAGAGAGAGAAGAGAAACTTTATAGAGCTTGGTTCAAAACATAATTACAGTATCCTAGATAGTATCTTCTCTGCTAGACAAGATGATCTGATGGGAGATGACAATAAAAAACTATTTTCGGATAGGCGTTTCGAGACATTCAAGAAGAAATACGGCCCATATAAAGAAATCTTTGAATTAAACAAAAAGTCTATTAAGTATGCAAACTGGCATTTCGAGCAGAAGTTGCTGGGGTATAGTTACTCCCACAACATCAGAGAGATATACGAAAACCCAGAAGAATTCCAAGATTCAGATCAAGTCAAACAAGTTATAGAGCGTTCAAATGTCAGATTCACGGGTGTCTTAGTTGATTCCATTCGAAGAACCAGTCAGAACGGTAATAAATACGCTAGATTTGAGATACATGATGAAAAAGGTGTGGTTAATGGTCTTCTTTTAGATAGTAGTAGAGAAGAAAGATTGACAAACTTCCTTAATTCTGGTAAAAAACTACCCAAGAAGGAGGACGTAGTTATAATAACAGGTGTCAAAGGCGATGACATCGTATTTGTCAACAATATATCTTCCTTAAAAGATAAAATTTATATGAAACTTTCCCAACTAAAATAAGTGTAACTTATTATGATGTTACTAACTGAATTCAATTTAACGCCTAAAGCTAAAAAAGCTTTGAAGGATGCAAAGTTATTCGCAGAATCACAAGATCATGCTCTTATAAGGAATGAGCATTTAATTTATGGATGCTTAACAAACATTTCCGACAGAGCCAGTCTACTTTTTGAGAGCAGGGGTATTGACTATCCTCCTGAAAAATTTTTAAAAGCTTTCAATAAGTTTTGTTCTGAAAATGAATTTCATTTTACAAGAAGTAAAAATCAAAACAAGTGGCATCAAGAGTTAAACGAATGCCTTCAGTCTGCTAAAGATTTTGCTTTTATCCATGAAGACCACTTCATTGGTATTGAGCATCTACTATATGTTTTGCTAGATTTTGATGAGTGCGTTTTCATGGAATATTTGTATGAGTCAGGTCTTGATGTTGAGTATCAAAAAGAAGTTATTCAAGATTTGATTACAGACAATAATATATCAAGCCACCCTCCAACAAATAAACTTAGTGACAAAGGGCAGACCCGCTATAAACCCAAACGTCAGACAGGGCATCAAGAGTTTGAGTTTGAACATATTGCAAAATACTGTAAAAATCTAAATCAACACGTTATCCTTAATGATATTCCCCCGATCAGATCAAGAGATTCTGAGATTGAGGAAATGGTAGAGATTTTATCTAAAAAAAATAAAGGTAATGTTATTTTAACTGGTGAAGCTGGCGTTGGTAAGACAGCTATCGTAGAAGGATTGGTTCAGAAAATAATTCAGGATGAGGTTCCTGTTCATATGGCACTTACTCAAGTATTATCTCTAGATATAACCTCTATGATTGCTGGGACACAGTATAGAGGTCAGTTTGAAGAGAGGATCAAAGGCTTAATAAAGGAGTTGAGCATGCAAGAGAATGTCATTTTATTCATTGATGAGATTCACACCATCGTTGGGGCTGGTTCTTCTACAGAAGGCTCTCTAGATGCTTCCAACATACTGAAGCCAGCATTAGCTAGAGGCGAGATTAAATGTATTGGGGCTACTACGTCGAAGGAGTATAAGGACATCTTCGAAAAGAGTGCTGCTCTTAAAAGGCGTTTTGATAAAATTAATATCGAAGAGCCTAGTAAAGAAGCCACTAGAGAAATGGTTAATTACTCTTTAGATCATTACGAGTCTTTTCATAATGTTAGATTCTCCAAGAAAAACATCGATGATATTTTAAATTACTGTCACACTTACCTACCAAACAAAAGATTTCCAGATAAAGCTTTTGATATAATTGATCAGGTAGGAGCGAAAACGAAAATTAAAAACGACGTTCCCTCCGATAGCATAAAAGATATTAAGAATAATTTTAATGACTTAATGTCTCGCCCACAGAAACAAGAAGATATTGAGGAATATATAGATAAGTATGTAAAATCAATGGTTGAGTATGTGGATCAAAAACCAGACATTTGCAATGTTCACAAAGCGGATATACTGGATGTGTTTGAGCAGAAGACGGGTTTACCCCAAAAAGTCATTAGCGAATCAAGCAAATCGTTTTCTTTATTTAGGCAAAAAATTAAACGTGATGTGTTTGGCCAAGACGAAATCGTTGAGAAAGTGTATGACTCGCTATCTTGCGTAAAAGCTGGCCTTAATGACCCTAAAAAACCACTGACCAATTTCTTGTTTGTTGGGCCTACAAGCGTAGGTAAAACATTTACAGCGAAGAAGATAGCTAAATACTTTTATGGTAACGAGCGGTCTTTTCTCCAGATTAATATGAGTGAATATCAGGATAAGACTGGTATATCTAAATTAATTGGTGCTAACGCTGGATATGTTGGTTATAATGAAGGTGGTATATTGACAGATTTTGTGAGGAATAATCCGAATTGCGTTGTTCTTTTTGACGAGATTGAAAAAGCTGATCCAAAGATACTAGACCTGCTTTTACATTTACTAGACGAGGGTTATATCTCAGATAACCTGCATAGAGATGTGGATTTCACCAATACAGTTGTTATTCTTACGACGAATATTGGTCATGAAGAATCCACCAAAAGATCAATGGGCTTTGTAAATGATGATTTAAGTGAGCAGGAGTCCTATAAATTAAGTCTAAAAAAGAGTCTGCGTCCAGAGCTTGTAGCTAGATTAGAAAATGTTTTAGTGTTTAATAACCTTAACGATAAGACGCTCGTCAGTATTGTTGATTCTGAAATCAAAAAGATTCACAGCAAGTTAAAAGACAGGAGCGTGGTATTGACAGTCAAAAAAGGCGTAAAAGAGTTTATTTTAAATAAGATTAAATCAGAAAAACTTAACGCTAGAAACATAAAAACACTAGTTATTAAGCTAATTCAAGCCCCTCTAGCCAAATTTATCGTGGAGAATAATAAAATCAAAAAAATCTCAATTAAAGTAGTTGACAAAACTATCAAAGTTCAGTAATATAATATCGATATGAATAAGAAAATTCTTAATGCAATTCGCAATACAAACGGTCGTTTTTTCGGCCTTTACACTAAGCAGGGTGAATCTCTCAATGCCCAGCTTCAATCCGAAACAGATCAAACAATTGTCATCTATGATCGCAATTTCAACCGTACTCGTCGCTTTTCTAAAGCAAGTATCGCTGGGGTTCGTTCTGGATCGAAGACCTTCGGTAAGGTAAGATAATTCATTTGGTGTTCTTTGTGATTGTTTAACCCGCCCTTGAAAGAGGGCGGGTTTTTGTTATTATAGGTTATGGATATATTTGAAGGCAAACTTTACACCCTGCCAGTCAACAGAAAACCAGACAGTTCAGATAAAGAATTGATCGAAAAAATCATTAAAAAAGGTGGCCTTGATATTTCACTTGAAAAAATGGAACTTATAAAAGTGGGTGAAGACTATGATTTATTTTTCATTAAGACTAGTGATAATTTTTATTCTTTTAAATTTTCTTTCGATGGGGACAATAAAGCTTTAAAAAGAGAAATAAAATTAGTAAAAAAGCTAAAATCAAAATGCGTTCCCACTTTTGTGTCAGGAGGAAGTATCGTTGTGGGCGAGAAACTACTGTATTTACTTTGTGAGGCTAATCCTAGCGAACCCATTTCTGATTATGGGATTGGAGCTTTAGCTAGTGATTTCGATAAATTTTTAGAAGACTACTCCGAATTCTGCAATAGTCCCGCGCATAATTATGGATTTAAATCTCAAACAAATAATTTTGTAGATAGCTTTGATTTCTCAGTATTATTTAATAAGGAAGGAATTGATAATATAGAAGCAAATACAGATTATTTGCTTTGCAGAACAATCGTATCCACTTTATGCCAAGACATAAAAGAACTATGTAGAAACATAAATTTTGATTTTCCACATAATATCGTAGGAGATTTCGACACATCTTACATATATTATGATGGATTAGATTTCCAATTCTTTGATTTAAAGAACTCTTGTAGAGGACATATTTTTTCTGACATCAGTAATCTTTCTTTAACTTTAGGCTTGAGTAAAGATTATGAAAAACATATTGCACAAAAAGCTTGCGAAGTTGTTGGTATCGGGTATGACCGAGAAATATTTTCTGTTTTATATCAAATTGAACTTAGAAAGAAAACTTTAAAATTATTTACCAACTACTTAAAAGAGGTATATCTGTACGAATCTCAAAGGATAGAGGAGATATTTAGGATATCACAGGAATTTTCTAATAGTTATGAAACTTACTGTCAAATACCGATAGTCAAAGAAAATAGACAATTTATATTTAAAAATATAACCCAACCTATTCTACATGGTCATATCAAAAAATAATTGAATTATGAGCATCACTTGATACTATCAGTATGATTGTTCAGCTTTACAAGCCAAACCCTAGAAACACTGGTTATGCTTTCAGTTTTGATATTGGCACTACAAATCAAACTCAAGAGCCATGCGTTTATGTCCGTGCAGTTAGACAGCACTCTTGGAATAGCAAAAAAAGAACTGGCTCGTTTTCTGAGAATGCCAAAAATCCAGAAAACTCAATTTCTATTAAAATTAACGAGATAGAAATGGGTGGTATAATCAACGCTATCGAGAACAAGACTGAGTTTTCAGCTTATCATTCTTACGAGGATAATAAAACACAAATATCTTTCAAGCCTTATCAGAAGAAAGATGGTAACCAAGCTTTTTCTTTTGGAGTTACTAGAAACTCGACTAATAAGTTTGGTATTGGTGTGGAAGTTTCAGAAGCTTATTGCCTACTAGAGTTTTTGAGGTTTACTCTCCAAGAAATTTATGCATTCCGTTTTACCAGAAACGAGAAGCTTAAAAATAAGTAATGAAAAAGAAGGTTTTATTTCATTCTAATTTTTGCCGAGCCTTTACGGGTTTTGGTAAAAATAAAAAAAATATTCTAAGGTATCTTTATGACACTGGTAAGTACGAGTTAATCGAATTAGCTAATGGCAAACAGTGGAACGATCCGCAATGTGCCGCCCTGCCTTGGAAGTGTGTTGGAGCCATGCCTAACCCAGCTTCTATGCAGGGAATGGATGATTCTCAGAAAAGAGCTGAAGGCTATGGACTTTCCGCTGTTGATAGAGCGGTTAAAGAATTTAAGCCTGATGTTTATATCGGAATGGAAGATATCTGGGCATTTAGAGATTACCATAAAAAACCTTGGTGGAATAAGGTTAACACAATGGTTTGGACAACCTTGGATAGTTTACCTATTCTCCCCCAAGCTATCGAGTACGCATCTAAAACTAAAAACTATTTTGTTTGGGCGAGCTTCGCAGAGAAAGCTATGAATCAAATGGGATACGATAACGTTAAAACTCTTAGAGGTTCGTTAGATAGTAAAAACTTTTTTAGGCTTTCCGATGAAGACAGGTTAAAACTTAGAGGCTTCCACGGACTAAAAGATGAATTTATCATTGGTTTTGTTTTTAGAAATCAACTTCGAAAAAGTGTCCCTAATATTTTAGATGGGTTCAAGTTATTCAAAGATGCTAATCCAGATTCTAAAGCAAAATTACTCCTACATACGCATTGGTCTGAAGGTTGGAATATTAACGATCTTCTCAAGGAAAAAGGGATTGATAATTCTGACATTTTAACGACTTATGTATGTAGTAATTGTGGGGCTTATTATATTACAAACTTTAAAGGTCAAAAGCAAAAATGCAGCGCTTGTGGTAGCGAAGGTTCTGTCAATACCACAAACACAGGCAAAGGTGTAACTGAACAACAACTCAATGAGATTTACAACCTCATGGATGTCTATTGCCACCCATTTACTAGTGGAGGTCAAGAGATACCTATCCAAGAAGCTAAACTTACAGAGCTTGTCACCTTAGTTACAAATTACTCTTGTGGCGAAGATAACTGCACAGAAGAAAGTGGTGGGATTCCATTAGAGTGGAATGAGTATAGAGAACCCGGAACTCAATTCATCAAAGCTTCTACCTGTCCTAAATCTATTCTAAAACAACTACAAAAGACTTATGATATGAGTTTATCTGATAAAGAAGTCTTAGGTAAAAGAGCTAGACAGTGGACTATAGACAATTTTTCTATTGAGGTTATTGGTAAACAACTTGAGGATATTCTTGATAACATGCCAGAAGTGGTCTATGATTATGATTCCGAATATCGAAATATGAACCCGGATTACACTCCAGAAGACGGAATGAACGCCGATAAGTTTCTTATTGATATTCACAAAAATATCTTAGATGAAGACGTTGATTGTAACTCACTATCATTCAAACATTGGTTGACTAAATTAAAAGCAGGAGAAAAAGCTGTTGATATTTTAAATCATTTTAAAAAGATAGCTTTTAATTATAATAATGAACAATCGAAACTTTCTTTAAATGATGTTTTGGGGGAAGAGGATAGAAGGAATAGAATAGCTATTGTAATTCCAGATTCTGGTCTTGATGTTCTTCTTATAAATTCTCTTTTAGAAGAGTTTAAGAAAACTTATGAAGATTACAATATCTACATATTTACAAAACAAGAAAATTATCAGTATATAGAAGATAACCCTTATGTATTTAAAATTCTTCCGTATGCACCAGAATTAGAAAACACTTTTTATATGGAGGGTATTTCTCAAAATGATGGTTTATTTGAAATGGTTTTCCATCCAAATTTAACAACTCAAAAAAATCCAAGCTTTACTCATAACGGTAAAGACAAAACACAATTTTCATTTAGATAATGTCACACCTTTTAGAAGAATACGCTAAAAATTTGGGGGTCAAGGTTTCAAAGCCTATTGTCCAAGAACATTTTTACCCATTACTTGACGATAAATATATTATCATTTGCGGAGAAGATAGAGTTCAATCAAAATATTACAAGCATTACCCCTTGGTATTAGGTTTGTCGAACCCGATTCTCAAAAAAAATAATATTAAAGTGTATCAATTAGGAGGGAAAGAAATTTCTGGGGTCGATAAGTTATTAAATTTAGATTTTAAAAAATCAGCATACGCAATTTCTAGATGTATGTTATATATCGGTCCCGATAACGAGTTATCTCAGTACGCAAGCTCTCAAAGCGTAAACACTCTTACCTTATTTGGTAATTGCTATGCTCAAAATTCAAAACCTTTTTGGGATTCCGAAAAATCTACACATATCAACCTTGAGCCTAAATGGGATAGCAAGCCATGTTTTTCTACTACTGACTACAAAGAGCAAATAAACAGTATTAAACCAGAAGAGGTAAGCTCTCATATAATTAATCTTTGTGGTCTAGAAGATGAAGAGGTTGAGTTTAAAACTAAGAATATAGGTAAGCATTTTTACCAGAACATTACAGAGGTTATTCCTACTGAAATTAGTCAATTGAATATTCCTAAAGAAATTTTTCTTCGTGTTGATTACGGTTTTAATGAGGAAGCTTTTATGCATTATTGTTTAAATCACAAAGTGACTATGGTTACAGATAAACTTATCCAACCTAGTACTTTAAATAGGATTTCAGGAAACATTTCTAAGATACTATATACAATAAATAAAGATTTGGAAACTATTCCTCAAAAATATTTCGACATCCTGAAGGGTATGGGGATTCCAATTATCCTACTTTCAGAAAAAAAAGAAGATTTAAATTTTCTTAGAAATAAATATTTCGAAGTTCCAGTTCAGTTAAGAAAAGAGGAAAAAGAAAAAATCTTATGTTCCCCAGAATCTAGATTTTTAAGCAATAAGAATATCGTTGAAGGCAACAAGGTCTATAAAAGTTACGCCCATTACAAAAAAGGTCTTGACTCGGACGAGAATGTATTGGATACTCCAGAGTATTGGGAAGAACTAGAACACTTCTGTATTTATGAGCAAAAAGAAAACAGCAAAAAAAGCGAAGGTTAAGATTTATGGTCCTGACATGTATGAGCGTAATCAACATGGATTACTCAGTAATGTAGATTACGAATTTAATGAGGACGGCTCTGTTAATTGGAGAGCTATGATTAAACCTGAGTTCCTGTATCCTAACAAGGACTGGTTTACGCTTAGAAACAAAGAGATCCCAACTTCTTCTGAAGGCTTGAGAGATAATCAACTTTTGATTATGCTAGCTGGCATTAAAGAGCTTGCCAACCTTAGAGGGTTTAAGAGTGTTACTTTTGAAACTCAAAGCCCTTCAGACGGTTATGTAGTAGCTAAATGTAAGATTGTATGGATTAGCAACTATGAGAGTTTTGATTCTGAACATGATACAAGCGGTATTGTTTATGAAGATGTGGCTAATGCTACCTTAGATAACACAGACTCTTTTGCTTCCAAGTTCTTAGAAACCATTGCTTGTAATAGAGCTTTTGTGCGTTGCGTCCGTAATTTTCTTAATGTCCACATTGTTGGGGCTGATGAGATTGACAAATCAAAGGGTAATAATAATAGAACTGTCAGTTCTAGCCCAAATACAACCTCTAACGCCTCGCCAATGACTCCTATCGGCCTTCTTCAGAAGACTCTTGATCAAAAACACGCAATTTCTGAGTTTGACGATTTCTTGGAGAAGCTTAGAGAGCTTTGGAAGAATAAAGTTTATACCTGTGATGGTATCAAGGATTGGAAGTCTTGGAAAGATGTCCCTACAAGAGAGGCTCGCAAGCTTACTAGCATCTTATCTAAATGATAGAAAGAATTACAAATCCAGAAAAGTTTGAAAAAGCAGTCAATAATATATTTGATAGCTTAGATATAGACTCTGAAGAAAATCCTTACTATCAGATCATACCTAACGACAGGGCATCTTTTATAAAAGCTTACAGTCATAAAGGTCTTTTAGCCCAAAATGTTTTTGCGTGGGCTAACCTAAATAATTTAGGCAATTATGACGCTGGTATCCTTTTTATAAGACAGCCAGATGCCAAGTTAAACAAGGTGTTTTTTACAGAGCAAGTTTGGTTATCTAATAATCCAAAAGTTGGATTTAAGCTAATGGCAACAGCACTAGAGTTCGCTAGAAATCAAGGGTTTGAATATATCAGGATGGGCGCAGCAGTTAAATCACCAGCCTACGAAAAAGTCAAAAAATTCTATAAAAAAATGGGCTTTTTACTAGAAGCCGAAAGCTATATAGCAAAATTATGAGCGGTAAACAAGCTAAAAAATTAAGGAAAGCTTTACAAGCTGACAATGAAGTTTCGAAAAGAAATTATAAAAGGCTTAAAAAGAAATATTTAGAGGTTTCTGGACCTAATAAATCTGACTTTATTAAAGGAGTGCAAGACTTATTTAATCCTACTGACCCCTAAGCCTTTCATTCTCTTCTCTCAAGAATTTAATCTCAACCTTCAATTCTGTGACTTGAACAGTTAACTCACTTACTTGGACCCTCATAGCTTCTTTTTCGTGTGAGGAGCTAACAAGCAAGGACTCTAACTTACTCACTCTATCAATTAGGTTACTAAGCAGAACCCCCTCTGTTTGGTAATCTAATTTTTTTATTTGCTGTTCGGCACTTAGTCTGTGACTCATGTATTTCCATAAAGCTCCCCCGAATAATGCTGATGCTACGGATGAGATAATTGTCCAATGATCCATAAGTTTAATTACACATTATTTTTAAAAATATTAAAAATAATATTATTTAGGTGTAATTAAAATCAAATGGGGGAAACAGATAAAAATCTTGAAGAAGCCGAGGCTTTCGCTTTAAAATACTGTAACCCAGATGATAGCGAGGTCATCTCTGATCTTGACAGGTATGCGCGAGAGACGGCTTGGACGTTACTGCAAAGAGTTAAGCATTTAGATGATCAAAAGTGTGTTTGTGAGGAGTGCGGGATTGAGATAGTAGAGGAGATAGAAGAAGAAGTGGAACCCTCCCCTGAAGAGCAGGAAGAAAACCCAGAAGTCAAAGGTGAATCTTCAGATGATTCTAACCTGCAAAAACTTGTAGAGACAGATAAAAATAATAAGAGGCTAACAAAAAAATCAAAAAAGGTTGCAGTAGGGGCTGGACTTATAGCTGCTACGACTCAGAAAGTAGCAGCGATAGGAACTGCTGGAGTAATGACAATTGCAAGCGGAACCTATTTTCAAGCCAAAGCAGCGAAAACGGAAGGTATAGAGATAGCTGTTGTTACAGAGCAAGAATATGGAGCATTCTCCAAATTCAATAGGTTTACTGAGTCACTCTTAGGCATTTCAACCTTCGAAGGCGTTAGAGAGTACGCTGAAAAAGGCTATGGTGACATTAAAGGGTCTAATCCCTCTTCTGAGGAGAACGAAGAAAAGCAGGAGCTTTCTGAAGAAGAGAGGGCGAAGAGAGACAGAGAATTACTTAAAGTAAGGGAGGATCTTAAAATTAATTCCAATGAACCTCCTACTAATCCCCCAAAACTATCTGATTATTAATTATGGAAGAAATATTCGACAAAATTTTAGCGCCTTATATGTCCTCGCTGCCTGAATTTGTAATCGCGGTAATGGGTATAGTTGGGACACTTGCGTTTTTCGCGCCAGAAGATAGTAAGTTAAATAGATTGCTTAACAAAATCACTGGAAGATTGTCGAAATTTAAAGACTACTTACTTAAAAAACTTAAAAAATGAAAAAATTAACACTTCTACTATTGTCACTATTAGCTTTGCCCTATGTTTGCAAAGCGGCTATCGTTACTTTTACAGGCGGGACGGCAAATTTAGAATCGGGTAGCACCATTATCACAACTACAACTTCTAAAAATTATGGAGTCATTAGCTATCAAGAGCAGTCTGTTATTCTTGAATATGTTTCGCCCACCGAAGATTGGAGTTTTCAAACCGTAGGTGATTATTATGAGGTAGGGAATGATGTTATTCATGGTCATTGGAATGCGATTTCTACTATAGAAATCTCACTTCAAAATAACACCCCTTTTGATTTGCAGTATTTTCAAATCACTTCGAATACTTCTGTTGGTGGGCAACCAGCTACAAATGAAGAAAATATCGGAATTCAAGGCCACTTAAATGGCTCCTCTGTTACGGAGATATACGCTTTACCCAGCGTAGATTGGGGTGCAGCAAGCACTAGAGATGTTTTCCTACCCAGCTCTTTTAATAACGTCGATAAAGTAGTTATCTTCGATAGAGGTGTATCAGGTAATCACACTGGAAATTCAAGTTGTCCTGAGTGTGGTAATTCAGGTTTTTGTTTTGGGATGGATAACTTTGTTTTTGATGAGGCAGTTCCGCAAAATCTTGTACAAGGAAATGCGACCCCATTAACAGCTATACCAGAGGCTAGTGTAGCTTTACTTAGTGGATTAAGTATTCTACTACTCCTACAAAGGAGAAGGTTTTATAGGTAGTTACTTGTTGTAAACTTCGCGCTCTAACTTCCTATAACGAGCATCTGAATGCCAAACTTCGTTAGTTTGAGGAGTGTAAACTCCTTCTTCAGTCTGAATCGGCTGACCCGCCTTGAGCTTCAAGGAAGACGGTTGATATATGTTTAAACTGGTTGTTTTCGGCACGGAGCTGCCCCCGCAAGAAGTCAGCGCGATCACTGGACTCATTGTCGCCAATAGCGCGTAGCTTTTCAATTTCTTCGATAAGTTCATTTTTTCTTTTGTTGTGTTCTCTTGTAATCTGTGAGAATGCAAGTTTATTTTTTAGTTTTAAATATAACCTAAGACTCTCAATTAAACTTTTGATCATTATTTTGTGTTATCAAATTTTTTTACCAGTAAGTGTTTTTACTGATCCAGAGATTCGTTCGGCGCAATTTTTTGCATCTTCCAACTTTAAGTAGGAGTGATGATAATTATTTTTTTTATCATACACTCTGTATTTTACTAATTCGGTTTCGTTCATGGTTTAAAAAGTAAAGAGACTCTTCCAACAAAATCTTCATCATTAGAGATGAGAGTATTGATTACTACAGAATCCCTTAGAAATTCTACATCTTTTATGTCCAATAGGTATTTTTTCTTGTCAATTAAGACGGATGTTACGGTGGTATCTTTCTTAAATACAAACCCATTGTATTCTGCCGTTTTACCAACTAAGTGATTGGCTATTTCATTTGAAGCTACTACTTTTAATTGTCCTATCATTTTATCGGAGTTATACCAGAGGACGGTTTGGTCCTCATCACTTAATATTATAGCTCTTTTATCGTATTTATCAATCCATCTTTTGTAAATATCCGTTTTAAATGACCTCCTTATTTCTGATTTGAAATATTTTGGACTGTTGATATGATCAAGAATTTCATGGAAACCTTTAATCATCTTGGTAAATTTTGACCCACCCATACCAAATAAGAATGCTACATGATTAAATCTTTCCTCCTCATTAATGAATACATAGCCAATTTTAGATTCTTCTGATGCTAGGTAGACATCACAACCCAATGAAAACATGTCAAAGTATTCTCTAATAAATCTTTTTTGCATATTATTAGACCCAACTTGCATTTTCCTATACGGCTTTGATTTCCTACAAAAAATATAAAAGTCCTCCCAAACCTCTTCTTTATCTTTAATTTGTGTAATTTTCATTTATCCCACATATAATAAGGAAAAGAAGTGTAATATCTAATATGGCGGATGAAGGAAAAAATAAAGCGGCAAAAAGTCTATTAGATTTGCAGCCTACGGCTATTTTGGAGCTTTTTAAGGTATATCCTGATTATGAAAATGTTCCAGAGAAGTTCTTTACTCTTCATGGAGGATCTAACTTTTCCAACAACATTATTTGGCAGGGGTTAGAATATATAGCTACTCCTATTGAAACAGAAGGTTTTGGTGTTTTCGCTGATGGAACCTTGCCAAGACCCAAGATTACATTAGCTAACACCCACAAACTCATCAGTGTACTTCTAGATAAATTTGATGACTTTAAAAATGGAGCTGTTTTGAGAAAAAAGGTTTTCCTAAAACATTTAGATGACGCTAACTTCGATGGTGGCAACCCTTTTAGCACAGCAGACCCAAATGCTGAAATTTCATCAGAAAAATATTTCTTTGGTCAAAAAAAGATCGAAAACAATCATCTTGTTACTTTTGAGCTTAATTCCCCGCTTGATTTAGATAATTTTCAAGTCAACGAAAGGACTATTAGCGCTAAATACTGCCATTGGAAGTATAGAGGTTTTGGTTGCCGTTATTCTGGACCACCTGTAGAAAGAGACAGTGGCGATCCTTTTGAAGATGAGAATGAGGATACTGTCCAGCCAAATGCAACTGATGAATTTGAGTCTGAGACTGAGGAGTATAGACCTAACAAGCAGTATGTTAAAAGAGATATTGTAAAAATAAATAATCCAAAAATTATTCTTGGAAGAAGTGATGATGGCACTCCAATATTTCACACCGCTTACTATGTTTGTGTCAAAGACCACGGCTCTGATAGCTCAACCGATGACTCGCATCACCCTGATATCGATGGGACTTATTGGCAAAAAGATGGATGCGCTAAACAATTAGTTTCCTGCCAAAAAAGATTCGCCAATGGAAGCTCCTTCTTTAAAAGATTTTATTATGGAGATTTAGGAGGTTCGCACTTTAAAGTGCTACAAAATAAAGAGTTCAACCCACTATCTTTCATGACTAAAGATAGTACTTTAACTGATGTTTTAGGGTATACTAATAGTGATAATTTTACGCTATCAATAACTTTTGCAGGAGATTCTTTCAGGGATAGACATTATAATTATCATATGTCACTATTACTAAACAGTTTCCTCGTAAAGACCAACCAGTCGAACGTTCCCCCTGTAGACGAGACTCTTTTTGCGACAACCAAAGTCGATAGAGACTCAAGAAATATTATTGTGGGGTCTTATGGTCAGACATTTTCAGATGCAGCTATGGCTGCTAGAGAGAATTTAACAGGTTTTCATGTTTCTGTTCAACTTGAAGAGATAGACCTCGCGGGCCTCATGAATGGTGGTGACACGCTACCGAATATTGAGGATACTGAAGCGCATTTAAATTTTACCAATAAAAATAATGATACACCTCCGCCGGGTTGGGTCTTGGCGATGGAAAACCAAGGTTATACTCTACCCCCCTCTATTCAAAAGTGTATGAGTAGAGCTGTGGTGAGCGATGGGTCTAGATTCCAGACTTTTATCATGAGGCCAGATCCAGAAAATCCTAATAAATTTGAGCCTATTGTTAACCCTAATCTGGGTACGAATGGAGAGTTATTAGGGGTTAATTCAAGAGATAATGTAGACCCATCACATTTCAGTAAAAATCAACCTACATCAGAAGCTGATTTCTTTAGTTTATTTGGAGATTCAACAACTATCGTATCTGATCAACCCGATGAGGATGAAGATCAGTTTGGCCCACAGAGCAGGATTTCTTCTTTTCAGGGTTCAATAGCTCAAGTAGTTATTTGGAATAGAAGATTAACAGATAATGAAATTATAGCATTTTCAGAGGTAAATGTAACATCAGATAAGGTTATAGGTCTCGATCCGGGGTTCACTAAAATCAAACGTGTTCCTTTAGCGTATAGTCAAATCAACAATCAAGAAGCCACAGAAAGTTTAACTAATGGACTTATAGCTTGGTATGATATGAAAACGGGTTTTTTAGATCCTAGCGAGACTGTGACTGGCATTTTAGATGAGCATACAAACAATATTCATTTAACTGGATATGGAGGAAGTGATTTTGAAGTTAAAGAGATTCCTTACACACCAGCCAATATCAGCCCTTTGAAATTTAACGAAGATTTAAACTATCACCTGCCTTTTGGGGGATTCCCCGGAACAGATGGTTACGATTACGGAGCAAAAAATTAAAGAGTTATGAATGAAAAAGAAGTTTTAAAGGAGATGATTAATATCTGTGAGTCTAATAATTTCATAGAAATCTGTGGTTTTATAGGTTATCAAAAAAATTCGAACGAATTTCTGATAGAGCAGCAGGAGAACATTTCTGAAGACCCAGCTAAATTTTTTTTAATAAGTCCTGTAAATTATCTCTTATTTAAAGACAAAGTTGACAATTTGATTGTTTTCCATAGTCACCCTTCATCAAATGAGGAACCGTCAGAAATGGATATAAAAATTTCAGATAATTGCTGCGATCCATTTTTAATATATAGTTTAGTTAGTAAAAAAATTCACATTTATAATCCCAAAAACTCAATAATAGATGTAAGTATACTGGAAAGGTTGAAGGAAGCTATATGACTAAAATAAGATTACATGGGATATTGAAAGCTGAATATGGCGATTGTTTTTATATGGACATTTCTCGACCTAGAGATGTTATCAAGGCTATTGACGCTAACAGGGATGGTTTTAGAAAAAGACTAATAGATTTACAAAAAGAAGGTATGTATTATGACATACTTGTTAATAAACAAAAAGTTGATAAACAAAATTTTTTACAAAATAAAAAACCAACCCAATTAGATATTGTCCCTTTAATTACTGGTCATGGACCTGTCGGGATGTTTATAGCTTCTGTAGTTATCTCAATCGCTATTGCTGTTGTTATGTACGCTTTAATGGACCCCGGAACTATCGATGGAGGTTCTCAGGCGGTGGGTTCTGGTGGTGAGTCTTTGATATTCCAAGGTGGCGCGGCAAACGTATCTAATCAAGGAGATCCTTTACCCATAGGTTATGGCAGGTTGATGGTTGGGTCTAATGTGATTCAAAGCACAGTCAGATCTTTACCTCAAACGTTGAAGAGTATAGATTCAATGACGGCTGTTAAATACAATGCTGATATTTCTGATGATACTTTTATAAGAGACTCATTTATAAATTCATAATGAAACATTTATTAAAGAAAATCAAAACTAGAGGAGCAGGTGGGGGAAAAGAAGCTAAAGTCACACCAGCTAATCTAACTCCGCACAAGATCGGAGATCATGAATTTGGTTCTTCATTTAGCATAGCCGAGACTATTGATTTGATTTCTGATGGGCCAATTGAGGGTTTGGTTGATTCAGAAGGTACTCTTCTCCCGCCTTCTGAGATTACAAGAGGTGTCTATTTAAATGATGTTGCTATTGCTGTTAAATCTGATCAAACGCCCCAAACTAATAATGAGTCAACAGTTTATAGAGTAGATATTACTGAGTTTCAAGAGGTTTATGGAACCCCACTAAATTCAAAAACTAAACCGGGTTCTGTTGCTATATCATATGATAGAGGAGCTTTTCACTTAGATCAAACAGTAGGTTTAGGAGTATATCCTTGGCGGGAAGATGCTGGGCAGATTTGGAGAAATAAAAATGGTGAAAATGATTTAAATGGTACTCTAATCGAAAATAAATGGATTGAAACTAATTATGATGTAGATCGTTATATTAAAGGCTTTGAATTAATTAATGGAACAGAAGAGATAATAACCTCGCCTCAACAACCTTTGGCGAATGTGAAGGTGTATCCATTTGATAGTGCAAACTTACCTGAGTACACTTTATCTTATATTCAAACCAATAAAGCCACCATCAGTGGATCTACTCTGATTAATTTTATATCCATAGAACCTCCAGTCCCAAGTTCTTCCAACTACGCCTCATACTAAAATGAATAAAAAACCACATATTGGAGGAGCAGGTGATAGAGTCTATTGGATAGAGAGTCTACAAGGGTCAAATAAAGTCATCAAGTCAAAGGCTTTAAAAAATGCTGGAGATGCTTTCTTTGAAAAAAAAGCAATTGAACGGCTCGACACTGTTCGCGAAAAAGAACTCGACCTGTTCGAAGCCGGGAGGGTCTCGCGAGCGGGTAATCAAACAAACGATTTGCTTGATTCTGCCCAGAAAGAGCTATGGTTGAATGCTAATAGGGGGAATGGATTTACTCAACCTATTATAGATATATTAAGGGAAATGCGAAATGGATCGTGGAAGGATGCAATTAGCAATACTGGCGCACGGAAGCCAACCCGAGAGTATTATAATATGATGAAAAATATTCTCGATAGAGCCATGCCGGGTTATTCCGATTTACATCTAAAAACTCCAGAAGAAATTGGTGAAATATTACTCCTTCAATTTGCCCGTTCGTCTCAACATATTGGTTTCGGGCAGATTATAATGTATATCCCGGATAGAGATTTACTGGACAGCCTTCCTAATAAAAAGACTTATGACCCAGCAAACAACGTTTTTCTTACCAACATTGAAAATTTAAGAATCGAACTTGTTAACGATGATAATACCCCAGTTAGATTGCAAGATATCTCAGGAGTATCAGTCGCTAATCTTTTAGTTCCACAGCTTGGAGGAGGAATCCCGAGCGCCGGGTACGAATCGTCTGGCGGCGAGACCGGCAGTCCGGGGCGGTGGAGTTTGACTGGTGAGGTATTCGGAGCTTTATTTATAGGAATCCCAGCAGAGAGTGCCGCCTTCAAACTCAAAGGTTGGCATTCAATAGAACTCACTAACTATCTCAGAGTCGAGAATCCGGGGGGTAACGATATAAGTATTTATGATGAGGACATAAATGGAGTGAAAAAAACTTTTGTAAAGTCAGCTAAAAAAACTATTCAGTTTGATCAACATTTTGCTAATGTAGCTTCCTCAATTAGCGGGGTTATAGTTACTGATAAGATTCATGATAACAATCTAAAATATAATTACGCAAACGTTCTTTTAGAGCAGAAATTAGGGGAAGAAACACAAACGCCTTTAAATTATTTTAATAGAGTTTCTATTGATAAAAATAAAAATAGAGACCTTTTTGGGCCATACAGAATAAATAAGCAAGTACAAAGGATAAAAAGAAACACTGCGCTTAATAAACAAAATTTTGATAAAGCTAATGTTGATTACTATGGCCCTGATTTAGGGAGAAAGCTCCATTCCATACTCCCCAGAGGAGAAGGAAGTCTTGATGATCAACGTTTAACAGGTGGAAACACAACAGCCCCTTTTCAAGCTTGGGCTAAAGAAAATTCGGCTTATGAAGAAGGGGAAGATGCGGTCCCTATTACTCATACCATTCATAATCCTAACGTCGAAGAAGTATCAATTAGTCTTCAAATTGGCTCTCTTTTTGATACCGTAGAAAAAGATTTTGCGACCAATACTGAGAATAATCACGAATATAACAAGAATATCCTTAAAGCTGGAGATAAAATACCAGCTATTCTTAATGTTAGGGTCGAAATTGGTCTAATAGATCAAGAAGGAGTTCAAGAGGTATATAGCTCTAGGGATTATAGAATAACAGCCTTAATACAAACAGCTACTATATTAGATATAGGGAATCCTGATCAATTAAACGATAAAGATGCTTACGATCACATAAAAGTACATTTTGACTATTTTCAGAGTCTTACCCTAGATGAGCAGAGATCGGGGGTTTCGGAGAATCAATCGGAAAAAACTCCAGATGTAAATGTGCCTTTTAAGCTGCCTCCAGTCAGGACTTTTTTTAAAAATAACGAAGGGGCAAGTCTTCAAAAAAGATTTGTTAGAGTAACAAAGTTATCTACAGAGACGTTTTCTGTTTTAATTGACAAGCAGGTAAGACTAGCTAAGGTGACAGAAATCATTCCAACTTACTTTTCATATCCATACTCAGCTATTTATGGGATGAAGGTAGATACTAAAAGCTTTAATAAACTCCCTCAAAGAACTTTTGATGCTAGATTAAAAAAAATACAAATACCAAGCAACTATTATCCGATGAGGGTAGATGATTCTGGGAAAGATAAAAGGTATTATATTCGAAAAAATGAGTTTGATCTTTTATCTGAAAATCAAAAAGAGGTTTATTCTGGAGACTGGGATGGATCTTTCAAGATTGGTTGGACAGACAACCCGGCTTGGATTTTGTACGATCTTTTGACAAGCCCAAGATATGGCTTGGGCCAGCAAGTTTCTGAGGCGGAAATCAATAAGTGGGAGCTTTATAAAATAGGTAGATTCTGTGATGCAGTAGATGACAATGGTGTTTTTGTGGGTGTTCCAGATGGTCGCGGGGGATTAGAGCCTAGATACTCTTGTAATATCCTGTTTAATTCAAAAGAAAAAATCTTTGATGCTATTCAGTTAATATCAGACTTATTTAGAGGGAAAACTTTCTTTAGGAATTCTGAGGTATCTTTCTTATCTCAAACAATTAAATCTCCAATCGCTACATTTTCCAATACAAATGTTAAAGATGGAGTTTTTAACTATTCTAATTTTAGAAGAGATCAACAGTTTAATACTGTTGAGGTAGCTTATAAGGATAGGTTTGAAAACTTTGCTCCAAAAATTGAAACTGTTGAAGACCATACTGATATTTCTAGTAGAGGCGTATTCAAGACGACTATTGAAGCCGTAGGCGTAACTTCTAGAGCAATGGCCCGTAGGATTGGGCAACACCTCATATTTAAAACTGTAAATGAAAATCAAAGAATAGCTTTTACAGCGGGTCTAGAATCTTTATTGTGTCACCCCGGAGATTTAATAATTGTAGATGATGATTTAAAAAGCAATACATCAAATTTTGGCAAAGTCATGAGTGTCGATGTTAATAACCAATATATTAGGTTAAGTGGGCCATTTGATTCTTCCTCTATGACTGGAATACTCACCGTATATAATCCTACGGGGATGCCAAGTATAGATAATTTAAATACTATAGCGAATAAAAAAAGAAGGCGGCATAGTAATTTTACTATTACTGGCGATAATAATATTCTCTTTAACAATTTCACGGGAGATTACGCTTTTTCTGGTTACGAGATTGGGTATACTCTTACAGAGGAGGAATTAGCAAATGAGTCAGAACAGAGATTTGAAGAATATGCTCTATACACAGGAACTGGTGACAATATTTTGTATTTTAATACAGGGCATACAGGTTGGGTTTTTGCTACGGAATTAACGCATCAAGATAATGATAATTATGATATCTGGATCTCAGATACTGGTTTTGATGGTGGGATGTTAGATTCCATAAACTTTAATTCTGGAGTTTATGCTTTTAGAAATGATGGTGACAGAAGAGATAGAAGTGTTTTTCGTGATTTATCTGGTAGCTTTAGCGGTTTAGAGGGCTACGTAAGTATGCGAGATGGCGGGGGTATACTAGAATCCGAAATAACAAACGGAACCCCATCTCAAATAGTTACTTTAAATGTTACAGGCGAAAATTCAGTTGGTAATGTGATAGGAGAAAGAGGTTCTTTTATAAGCGGAGTAGATAAACCTGAATTATTAAATTTTATAAAAGTCGGTAGCCCATATAGATACCAGATACAAGAATCTTCTGACACTATTTATCAAATAGATTCTATAAGAGAAGAGAATATTAATGAATACGAGATAGCTGGAATTAAATTTGATACAGGCAAGTATGATTTAATTGAAAAAAATATCTCCATAGAGAAAAAAGAAAACACTTTTGCATATTCTGTTGCTGCTCAAGTAGGCGATAAATTATATACGACTTTAGACGCTCCAACTTCTTTAAATATCTCTACAGGAGAAGATGTCGCCAATGAAAGTTTTTATATAAGTGGTTTATGGCCACAAGTAACCAATAATAACGGTTACCATGCAAAATTACATTTCCCTAATGGTCGAGTTACGGAAGTGATCACTGAAGAAGATGTAACTGGGGTTAAATTCACAGGAATACATTCAGTTGGTAATTTTTTAATAGCCGTAAAAACTATAGGTGATCAATTTGGGTCTGATGATCAAATATTCTTCGATTCAGATTACACTATTGAACGACAATTCTTTTTGTATGAAGATATAGTACCTCTCGATAGACCAATACTTACTCACATAAATTTTAGATAAGATGCCATTTGATTACGGAAATGATGATTTAAACACAGGTATTTATGAATTTCCTGTTGCATTTGCTTTTGATTCTGGAGACACAACCGAAATTAATACTGGTAGTGGTGTCCATTTGTTTATGGATGTAGAAATTGGTTTAAATATTTTAGATAGAAATGCGTCATTCTTGTCTAGAGGTAACGATATATTATCAAGCCCTTTTACTTCAGGAGTACAGATAGATATTATAGATATAAGTGGTAATGATATTGAAACTGGTTTTCTTACTGGTTATAAGTCCACGATGTTTACCTTTACTCGTAGGAATAATATAGATTCTTTCGGGTCTTATGCAAGACATTTTGGAATTAGAACTAAAGTTATAGGGCGGGACGCTTTAGCGAACACTAGTGAATTTTATTTTTATGGTAACACTCCAGCTTTTAGCAGTATTTCTGTAACAGATTCTACAGGAACCTCATCTCACGATAGCTCTTCATCAAGCAAAACTTTTATAGAGGAAACATCGGGGAATCGTCAAACTGGTTTTCTCGATTTGACAACATTATTTCGTAACGATCCGTCTTATGTTAAAATGGTAAATTTAGATATTTACGTCACAACGGGAAGCTCGATAGAGGTAAATGATTTAAACAATAATATTTTCCCTAATTATACTACAAAATTAAATAATGCCTCATTTAATAGTTTTAGTATAGACCAATCTAAATTTGGTGTTCCTTCCGGTGATTATTATCTCCACTTAGTCCCTTACAGTGAATTAGGTTCTGGAGTAGCTTGGACTGTTGGGCCTTACAGAATAGAAGAAGAGAATCTTCCAACCAATATTTATCCTACAGTTGATGAAGCCGTTCTCGTTTATGGGGAACAGTCTATTTTTGGTAAGAAGAATTTTCATGAAACAGTTGAAGCTTCTAAATTAAACCTCACAGGTCTATCAAATCAAGGCTCAGAAGCTACCGCGCTATTTATTAATGGAAGTAATGAGGTTGGTTTTAGGGAGCTTGGGGCAGCAGCCTTCTCCTCATCCGCAGGAAGAACGGTTACTGCTGGTGGCAATACTCTTGATCCTAGTGAGACGTTAGCGTTTACAGCAGGTTCGGGTATACAAATTACGGAATCCGCTGGTGCTGTTACCATTGCGTCACCCTCTGGCGTAGCATCAG